CATGGCAATACCGGGTCTCTTTGGTGGAAGCTTCTTCTTTTCAGCTTCCTTTTGAAGAACAGCCCTCGCACGACGAATGGCGCTCATGGTGGCAGGTTTCGCGGGTGTTTTGGGTTTGGGTGCCACAATCTTTTTGGGGATAATCTTTCTGAGAATGATGATCTTCTTCTTAGCTTGAAGGAATGGGTGTTTCAAGATTTGGTCATATGTTGGAAGACCTATGTGTTTTATAGGACGGAGACGGAAATCTTTGGTAACGAGCGAGGATCTAAGAAGATATTGTCGTGAAAAGAGGTCTTCCATGAAATGACGCACCGGTACGGATTTTGTGTAATTGTATATGATGTTAAGAATGTAGTGTGCGTCGTACATTTGATGTGATCCAGAGTAAATACCAGATTTCTTAAACTCGCCACTCGTGACATTTGGGTTTCTAATACCTTCGATCGTGGACATACCAAAATCAATCATGATGGGTTTGTTACCCTTCAATACGAGAATGTTGTTCCAATGAAGATCGTGGTGTCTAAACTTTGGATACTTTTCATGAATTCTTTTCAAGTTTGTGATGAGTTGAGAAATCACTCGACGATAAGCTTCGGGTGATTGACCCCTTTTCATCCATTCTTCGAGAGGTTCACCCTCGATGTATTCAAAATAAAGAACATCGTCGCGATCGCACGATTTGAAGTGGTACATGCGAGGCACCCCCATACCTCTCAACTTTTCCGCGATGCGATACTCCATTCGGGCACTTGGTTCTGTCGTGACTTTGATGGCGACTTGTGTTTTACATTCGTCGTCGAGACATCCATAGAAAACAGTGCCGAACGCACCTTTGCCGATTGTTCTGAGTTGGGTAGCCTTGTTAATCTTGAGTGGTGTCATTTGAATCTTTGTAAAAAATTGTTGTTCTGGGTAGCACGCCTTTTGCCCCCTTATCAATTTCTTGACTTCTTCACCGACCGCGTTCTTCTGTGCACCGGTCTTGGCGTTGTTGGCGATGTGGACGAGGTCCGCGAGTTTCACCATACTTATTACATACTAACAAAATTTTTACTACACCAACTCAAAAGTCCCTCTGGATACATGGTATACGTAATCCTTAACCTAGGACTATGAAATAGTCAATCGTACCATTCACGAATCGACTTCGACCAATCGTCTTTATTCCACGTGGTATTGCAATTGGTCACGAGATCGAGAATATCAATATTTTCGGACGTAACCGCACCGTGTATGGTGGCACGCGCGTGTATATTCATGATTTCTTTATACTTTTTGGGTCCAAACGCATTGACACACGTATTCGTAAAAACTTTATACATCTTATTCGCGACCGCGTGGTCTCGATGCGATGCGATCCAATACGTCATGTAATCTTCATGACGATCACTATGCGTTCGCATGACGTTTTCAACGTTTTGTAAAATCACGCGTTCATTGATTTGAAGCGCGTCGACATCGCCGTCACGGATCAACTTGACCACGTTCATTTGACATTATATTGTCGAAATTCGACTTAGGTATGCTTCCACCGTGAATCGAACACGGATTTCGAGATTACAAGTCGCGCGTACTAGCCATTGTACTATGGAAGCGTTATGTGGTATTTACATACCCGTTTTTTTGTATTTATTTTACTCTTCATCCACTTCGATGTCATCTTCTTCTTCCTCTTCTTCCTCTTCACCAGAAGACACAGATTCAACACCCTGGAATGCGAACGACGGAAGCTTCGCAGACGGTTCGAGAAGTGCTTGTTGCAAACGAACAGTCACACCGAACTTATTGTCTATGAACCAGATTTGGTTTACATCGACAATCGTGAGTACCTTTTGACCCTTTTCAACACTGTCGAGTGAGATGCTTTCCTTCTTCGTGTTGTAGGCCTCGGGAACAAAACTCCCATCCGGCTTCGTGAGAATCTTAAGCTTCATGGTCGCCGGGTATTGCTCCTTACCCGGACGCACGAGCGGCTTGTACAAAGCCTCCTTCAAAACCGCGACATTGAACTCCTTACCGAGCCACTCCTTAGAGTTCTTGGCGACGGTTTCGACGATGATATCATCGAGTTGCTTCAGTTTGTCGTGAAGAGCCATAGCATCAGCATTATCGGAATCAAACGACAGGTCGAGCGAATAAGACGTGCGTCCACTGGTTTCGTCGGTGTACGCACTCAAACCATACGGAGACCGCATGAAAGGGAGTTGAATGTAGAGTTTTTTGTTGTTGTCGCCATTGAGGTAGACAGCCTTTCCACCGTTTTTGTTCTTACGAAGTTTCGAAAATCCCACAGACGCGGGGTTGAATTCAGATGCTTGTTGGATAGCGAGCGACATGTTAGTGTGTTATATATCTACTGGGATCCCAAACTTTAAGCAAATTTTTTTCTCCAGGAACAGTAAACAAAATGGGTCTCTTTAAGGATTGTGGATGTGGATGCGATGGCTCCAAGGCACGAAGCAAGTTTGTGATTTCGATCATCTCGGCTCTACTTTTCTTTATCGTCGCGAATCCGAGCACGTTCATCATCGTGCGTAGAATTCTTGGTGCGTGGGTCGCGAGCCCGAACGGGTGTCCGACGATCGCCGGACTCGGTGTGCACACGCTCGTGTTCTTTTTGATTGTGTGGGGTATGATGCACATTCAAAAGGAAGGTTACTCAACCGAAGACCAAACCGGACCGTCGGAGACGATTTCTCCGGAAGAACTCGCGAAGATCGAAGCCGAACTGAAGGCAGAAGAAGAGGGAGAGGAAGAAATCCCGTCGATGAAGGACACACCGACAGCGGAACCGTACATGTCTGAAATCTCGTTCGCGCCTTCGCCGAATATGGGTAAGAAGACAAAACTCGGTTCCCTCGACTTGGGTATGGACATGGACGCGGCGCCGATCTCCACGAAGAAGAGTGGTAAGTATACATCGTGCAAGTGTGCCGATGGTAACGAAATCATGCTCATGCGCTAATTTAATACAAACGAACGTTCAGTCGTTTGTTCTATTTTCATGTACACAATATCCTTTATTTTTTCAACCATATTTAGGACATGCTTTTCGCAAATTAAATAACAATTTTCGAAAAATATGGCACCTTTATGTTCGACAATCAGCGGTCCGCTCTCCCCGATCGCTGCTTGAAGAATCTCAATCATATATCTATTCTATCACGGTTTCTTAAAGTCCGTTCTCAATCATGTACTGCGCGACGACACTCTGCACTTCGGCGGGTTCACCCTTCGCGTCGGCTTCACCCTTCAAAGCGACCGGCTCGGCCTTTTTCATACCCTTACGCATCTTACGCTTACCACCCTTACGCATCTTACGCTTACCACCGTTTCTTTTCTTCATTCGTCGCTTCATGAGTTCACGGGCGATGAAAAAGCCGATGAAACCACCGACGACGAGGGCGAGAAACACTGTGAGCATGGAGTACCCTGGAGCCACTTTGGCGTTGTTCATTATATATATACTGGAGATTTATTATTAATCGACCCACTGGAGTGCCCGGACATCCACACCGCGGATCGTGTCTACCGTTTCATGACGACATAAGATTAAAAGTCGTCGTCAAACCCAATATCACCTGAGTCATCGTCGAGCTTTCCATAATCACCCACCCGTTTTTCAAAGAAATTGGTTTTTCCATCGAGACTGATGTTTTCCATGAAATCGAATGGATTCTTAGAATTCCAGATGGCGGGTTGACCTATCTGTTTGAGAAGACGATCGGATACGTATTCAATGTACTGAGACATCTTTTCAGAATTCATACCGATGAGATTACACGGGAGCGACTCCGTGATGAATTCCTTCTCGATCTCAACTGCTTCTTTCACGATGGAATGAATGGTAGCGGTCGTTGGTTTATTACGTAATATCTTGAAAAGTTCAATCGCGAATTCTTGATGAAGCCCCTCATCACGAGAGATAAGCTCGTTACTGAAACACAAACCGGGCATGAGGCCTCTCTTCTTGAGCCAATAAATAGCGCAGAAGGAACCAGAGAAGAAGATACCCTCAACGCACGCGAAAGCGAAAAGACGTTCGGCGAATGAACGCGACTTTGTGTCAAACCACTTCATAGCCCAATTGGCCTTCTTCTCTATACATGGCACCGTATATATGGCTTCGAATAATTCTTTCTTCTCTGATGGATCTTTGATATACTTATCTATGAGTTTGCTGTATGTTTCTCCGTGAACCATTTCATTATGACATTGATACGCATAGAAAGAGCGAGCTTCGCTTATCTGTACCTCATCCGCAAAGTTATTGTTAATATTTTCAAAAACAATCCCATCGGATCCAGCGAAGAATGCCAGGACATATTTTATGAATTTCTTTTCATTCTCGTTCATCGTCTTCCAATCGTCCATATCCTTGGACAGATCAACCTCCTCGGCAGTCCAATTACTCATTTGAGCCTTCTTATAGAGCTCCCACAGGTGGGGGTGTTTCAGGGGAAAGACTGTAAATCTATCAAGCGTGGGTGCTAAAATAGGTTCGTAATCATTTTCAATCCAATCTTGAAATTCAAAATAGTTCCCGACCCGACGATCGTCAATAAATATTTGAGGGTAAGTGTCGAGCTTTCCATCACACAATTTCTTGAGTTCGTCCTTGTCAATCATGATCTTTTCATAATTGATGTTTTCCGTTTCACACAAGTTAACCGCGTGGTCACAATACTGACATCCTTCCTTCGAATAAATAATGACTTTCATCTGTGATATTATTCGTGATTATTTTTTGTGGTAAAATTTTAAGCATGATTGTTGCATCCGATATAATTGAAAATGATATAGTGAAATTACTTGTAAATGAAGAGGGAATCGAAGACGAAATGTACGGGGTGGTCGGTATGAACACTGGCCTGGTACTTGGAATTCGTTATCTTAATCCAACAGAACTTGTATACAAGTCTGCGTGTGTCTACCAATTAGAGGATGATGAACATGATATGAATCCCGCGCCTTACGAAAGCGTGATGGAACACTATCCGAGTGGTACAGTGTTTCAAGACTTAGAGTTTAAGTCACTCGGAAACAATATGTACGCGCACTACTCCGAAATTGACATGGAAGACAGTGACAGTGAAATTTACGACGAAGATGAAAGTGACTCTGAAATGGAAGACTTTATCGTACCCGACGACGAAATCGACGGACAAGTCATTCCACCACAAGACCACGATAAAATCGATGAAGAATGGGATAAATGGAAGCCCTCGACTCCAGGAGCTCGCAGCTTCAAGGATACGGTGGATACCATTGAAATGTACGCAAAACGGCACGCGGATAATCTTAATTTTTAGACGCCTAAGTTTTATGTAAAATCCGGCATTTTAAAAGGTTGGTAAAAAGAATAACATGCTAGCCGCTATATGGTCCGATGTGGACAGACTTCTTAACAATTCAAAAGAACAAAAGCTAGTGGATATCAATATATGTAGAGAATGCGATGGCGTTAAAGTCATTGGCTCAGATGGATTTCCCGTGTGTTCATCATGTGGACTCATGGATAGTACATTCATCGACGAGTCGCCCGAGTGGACGAGTGGAATTTCCGATGATGGAACAGTAAACGATCCGTCTCGGTGTGGAAACCCAAATGCAAACCCAGAACTCTTTTCTCAAAATTGGGGCAAGGGTACCGTGATTTCTACATATAGAGCGTCAACATACGAGAATAAGCGAATGGCAAAAATTAATTTTCACATGTCCATGAACCACAGGGATAGATCATTATTTCACGCCTACAAAGATATCGATGAAGCGTGTCACACACTTCCCGATTGTATTCTCAAGGATGCCAAAATTATGTACAAAAAATTCAATACAGAAAAACTTACACGGGGCGCGGTGCGTCTCGGAATCAAAGCGAATTGCGTGCTCTACGCGTGCAGACTCGCGCAATATCCAAGAACAACGAAAGAGGTCGCCGATATGTTTGGCATTCAATCCAAAGATATTAGTCGAACCACTCAAATATTCAAAGAAACCCTGATGGGTAAAACGGAAAAAAACTACGTAACGAAACCTATTGATATTATGCCCCGGTTACTCGGCGCTTTCAACGTATCGAGGGAAGAACGATTACAATGTAATAAAGTGTGTGCCACGCTCGAAGATTGTGTTGAACTCATGAGTAAAACACCGAATAGTATCGCGTCCGCAATCATTCTCGTAGTATTAGGTCATAGGTGTTCAAAATCCGAAGTGTGTGAGAAGTGTTCGATATCCGTGCCGACTATTAATAAGATAGAGGGTATCATCAAAAAACACTTAGAGGTTAAAGCTCAGAAATAGTTAAATGACGAAGAAGGTCTTTTTGAGTACACCATGCTACGGGGGTTTGTGCTTAGAAAAGTATATGATAGGTATAATAAAATTACAACTCCATTTGATAAAGCATAATGTTCAGTTATTTATTGACACAACTGAAAATGAATCTCTCGTACATCGCGCGCGTAATGTAGCCGTGGGTCGTTTCATGCAAAAAACAGACGCCGATTATTTCATGTTTATTGATGCAGACGTGGATTTTGACCCCGAAAGTGTACTACGACTTATTAACTCTGGTCACGATATCTCTGTCGCGTGTTATCCCAAAAAGTGTGTCATGTGGGATCAAGCTGCGAGTGCCGTCAAGAATGGCGACGACAGAAATATGGCCATGTTGTCATCGAGTCTTGTTTTAAATTTTGGCGCCGCGAGACGACCGGTTGAGAATGGATTTATTGAAATTCTCGATGGACCGACGGGTTTCATGCTCATAAAACGAGATGTATTCAAACAATTAGAGGATAAGTTTCCGGAATTGTGGTGTAAGAATGACCACCAGAATCGTGATTTCGACGACTACCACGCGTGTTTTGACTGCATGATCGACCCCGAGTCAAAGCGATATCTCTCGGAAGATTATGCATTCTGTCGCAGGTGGCAACAGTGTGGTGGTAAAATTTATGCCGATATTAATACAACACTCGGTCACGTTGGAAATCTTCCGTTTAGTGGATGCCTCAATGAAAGGCTTAAGGCTTAGAAAAGTTATATATAGAGTATGAAGATCATAACAATTCTCACGACTCGGTCCAAGTCGTGTCATGTGAAGACCCTTCACACGATACTTAGACTCAATATCAAGTGCCTCGAACGTGGTGTACATAATGAGATCATTTTCGTGAACGACGATCCATATGAAAAATCAGAGGCCATATCTATCGCGGTTAAGAAAACACCCGATAAGATTTTATTCATTGATTTTGGTGTCGGTATGGATGATGATTCAATCCTTCAGGCTTTTGAAAAGCATGATGGTATCGGTTGTCTCGTATTTCCAGGTGTAAAGGAAGGTATCGATTGGGGTCTTTTCAAGGCGAAGGTACGAGATGATAACTGCGAAGAACCACCGAGTCAAATGGGGCTTAATTTTGACACAGAAGTCGGGAAGAAAATTTCAAACGACATCTACACAGTAGACTCAACGTCTGCAAAGGTGTGGTTAATGAATTGTAAGAATGCGACCAAGTTTATGAAAGATAAAAAGACTGGAAATTTTAAAATTCTACCGAGAGCCGAGCAGATGTTTCAAAAATTCAAAGAAAATGGAATGAAGATTCATGCATTTACAGCGGCTAAGTTAACCATGACTTATTCACATGAGTGCATTAGTAACATCCTTAACGCTGCGGGTGTGTCAACAAATTAAAGCTTAAAATCCATATAACAATATGTCTATAAAGTCGTCGGAACCACTTTATAAATATGTCGTGGACTACATACACAGAGTGTGGGGTACAAAGGAATATTTTCCGGGACCGCAACCGATATCCATAGAGCGTAAACATTTTCACATTTTACAAAATAACGAATACGTCGTATGTGAAAAAACGGACGGTCTTCGTTACATGATGGTAGCCTTGACATACGAGGGTTCGCGTAAATGTATTTTCGTCAATCGATCGTTTGAGATGTTTGAAGTATCCGTGAGTTTACGTCGTCCGGCGTACGAAGGAACGATTCTTGACGGTGAACTGTACGAAGATACACTCATGGTGTACGACGCCATAATCGTCAATGGAAAACCTGTCGGACACATGAATTTTAATGATCGCATCGATGCCGTGCATAAACTTCTGAAGACTATTATTTATGTCAAAACAGACAAATACAGACTCAAATTGAAGACGTTTCACCCACTCATTAAGTTCAAGACTTTTATGGATGATTATCTACCGAGTGTGCAACAACGGGTCGATGGTCTCGTATTCACACCCGTGAATGAACCCGTTAAAATCGCAACGCATGAAACAATGTTTAAATGGAAACCCCTTGAAAAAAACACGGTCGATTTCTGTATGAAAAAGGGTCGTAGTTTTGAAGGTGTTGGTAAACCCGGAGTTCCGGTTTGGAAATTATACGTACAAGAGAAGGGAAAATTGTTTTACGAGAGTGAGTTTCCACTCAGTCGTATGGATGAACCTTGGTTCGAAGAAGGCGCGATCGTTGAATGTATGTATATAACTTGGGAAGACGGACCTCTGTGGTGGAAACCACTGAAAAGACGTCGCGATAAGACCTATCCAAACAATAGACGGACATTTTATAGAACACTCGTGAACATCAACGAGAACATTGAGATGAAGGAGTTTTTAGATTGTATACCAAGAAGTAATGCCCTGTACGGGTAGGAAGTGATTGTTCTGTGACGAAATCATCGTTTTTGTAATACCATTTACCCTTGTGTTTCGTGAAAGCTACGTAATGCCCCCCGAACTGCACACCCACGTGAATACCCGTCGCGACGAGTGAATATTCGAATTGATTTATAAATATTTTTTCCGATACATCGATGTGACTCTTTTTATCGAATGAAATCATGAGTACTTTTGGGAGTTCTGAAAATATACACCGAGTTGTCGCGATGTGATGTACACGACCATTATCGTCGATGAAATCGGTGAGAGGATTCCATTTGATTGACTCCTTGAGCATCTCTTCCATCGATGTACCCCGTGAACACATTATATGAACACTGAAGTCTTCACTTCGCTCCGACTTTCCACCGGGCCACACCGTTTGTTGAATTTTTTTACCATAAAACCATTGCTTAATATCTGGAACAGACTTTTCTAATATATCTATGATGCACAATATAGTCTCTTGAATGTCGTGTTGCTCGTGGTCGATGAATCTCGGAAACTTTACTTGAAAGAGTTTTCGGAGAAGGGATATATCTATGACGCGTGTATCACTCACTTTCCAAAAGAGTCGCGTCATGTGTGCGTAAACTTTTGTAAATTCACACGGTCCAGTGTATTCATGATCTATAAAATAATTCGATAAACATGGTATATGTAAAAGACACTGTATACTTGTATTAAAGTAACAGGTATTTCCAGAGTTACGGAAACCCTTCATTTGAATTTATGAATAAAAAAGGCTTAAGAGGAAAACGCGAATGTAGAATGTAAGAAAATATGAACGTCGAATCTATTCTCAAGAAGGTTGAATCCGCGTTCGATGCGAACAAATTAGATCCTTTGGTTGAAGTTGAGATTCGTCTCGGTAAATTTAATGGATCTATGTTTGACACGAATGTTGGAAAAGATGTATTCGAGAGAATTTTGAGCGGTCTCGAACAATACGATGGATGGGAGGACGTAAAAGTTATGTCGTCTGAAGTATTTTATAGAGATCGGGACAGTGTTCGTATGAATGTCGACGACGATACGGGTGATCAGACCATCGTACAGAAACGATCCATGTTCAAGGAAGACATAAAAAAGGTAAAAAATGCTCCTTTCGATGTCAGGTTTAGCATATGTCGAGAAGTACCCATGCCGGAAGATGGTGATTACACAGACATGGACCGTAAGCGATTCAAAGAACGAAAATCATTTGTACGCAAAAATCTTAGTATTGACATGACTAAATCAACGGGCGATACGGTTGACATGGACGCCGAAGATGCGGCGTCGTATCAAGTTGAGTTTGAGATCATCAAACCGAGTGATGTACACACATCAGAACAATTGTTCAATATCGTGCATAAAATTAACGATGTATTTAAATTGTTGTCATCTAATAAATGATCACGACAGTGTTTTTGCTTTTGGTCGCCGGTGCTCTCATGTACGACAGAGCCGTGAATACTGAAGAAGTGGCTGGATCCAAATACTTTTACATGAGCCATGGAATGTCCAAGGGTATGTATAAGCGCATGGAAGATTCGGGTGTCACCTCAGAGTCTTTGAAGTCGTTCGTCCACATGGAAAATCGCATGCTTGAAGTCGAACATTTAGCCGTGTGTAGCGGTATTCCTAGAAGCCTTGAAGTGACCGCACTGTCTCAGCAGATAAAGGATAGATTTCCCGCTTTTGACTTTACATACCATAGTCTTCATATTAAACAAGCCTCGGAACCAAACCGTCTCATCAACAAATCGATATCATGTTGATGAGTGATTTTAGTAAATATCTATGTTTTACAGATTCGATTCTATGTATCCTTTTCAATATAAAAAGAATAAGTTCATTATCATCGGGTTTCCGGTGCTCTTCAAGCCACTTTCTAGGGTCTTCGCTATCTACGAAATCGTCCGTGTACATGTATCTGAACTCTAAATAAGACATGAGTTTTTCAGATTCTCTACCATTTCGTATATAGTCTGCGATCACGTAAATGATACCGTCTAGGAATTCTTCCCGGGCCATGTGCATCCACGAATCTTTGGGTGTTCCCCAAGTCACTGTATCATCGTCTACGCGAACACCGTGGCCATACTTAGTCTTGCCGAGCTGTAATCGCTCAAGAATAAGATCACGTGGGTCTTCCATGCTAGTCATGTAATGCGTGACGTCTTTATGTCGTTGGTATATATTCCCAGTGAAGATCACTGCATATATTTTTCCATATGACATCTTGTTGGTATAACTTCTCTTTCGACTTTAGGAGTGGAAAGTATTGAAGATATTCATCTTCACCTAATAATTCACAAAACTTGTACAAAACGTATGAATAACTCAAAAAGTTCTTTCTATCTGGTGGGCAGTGTCTATCGAATGGCTGTTGTATATCTTTGAACATGATTCTGAGGCGTTCCTCGAGATCCTGTGGCATGCTCGGGGGTTTTATACCGTTGAGTATATTTGTTATATATGGAACATGTTCATAGTATTTATTGAGTCGAAGCTTTTTCAAAAGTCCGCGTATTCGGGCGTGTGTGATTTCTTCGAGTGATTTGATTTTGAGTTTCTTGAGTTCCGCGTGAAGTTGTTCTATGACTTCATTTGGTATGGTTGTCATTTCTTGTGCTTGAAATTGTGACATCTGTTCATTGAAATGGTTCTCGCGTTTATATGAATAATTGACAACCTTTTCTGTATTCTCTTGCTCTTCTCGGTACGTGAGCTCTTCGCTAATTAAGCAGGCTAAGACGAGACCACATTCTTCACATATAAGATCGCTCGTGTCTTCAAAAAATACGACATTACTCCGCTTACATTGTGGACAGTCATCCGTCTTTCTTTCGACGGGTCTATTGACGTTTTGATTTTCAACCTCACTCAAGTAATCCATAAATATATCCTTTCTTTGAAGACCTTGTGTCTCTTTACAATTGAATACATTATCCACGGTCGTAACACTTGAAGCGTCTTCGACGTGTCGATTCATATAAGGCATACATTTGATTATGTAATCTGACATTTCATTCTCATACGTGCTCTTATTTTGTGGGTCACTCTCAATCAACTCTTTCCACCTGTCGATTTTGTTGTTGTATCTACTTAAAAAGTTACCCTCCATATAAAATAATGTTCACCAATCTTTTAAACCGTGTTATTGTTTGGGTGTACACTGTCTATAAATATGCAGTCACCGTACCGGACTACTGCATTGAGCACGCGAGTATGGAATATACGGTGAATCCAAACGAAGCTTACGAAATCCGAGATAAATTCTGGAAAGATGAATCCCGTCATTGGGATAGATCGACCGACGAAGTCTATTGTGATTTAACATACAAGGATTATATAAATACAAATATTCCCGAAAACATTTCAAAGACTATTCTCAGGATTAAATATTGGTACAATGGTAAATTGTATAAATTGATTACCGAAAACATGAACTTCTGTCTACCCGATGACCTAGAAGGAGGTTTTACGTTTAGTATCCCTTTGGGTGAAGCCTGGTTGGTTGATCACGACGATAAACCGATGAGAGACATCACCGAAAAGGTGAAGCGATACGCTGGACCTAAAAATGATTTTCATGGAGAAAAGGTGAGAATACGTGATATGTTGTATTACACTGAAGATACATTACAAAAGTATTACCCGTCGATTCGTTTAACGAATGCGTTTGGTATGACTAAAAATGTGAGTACTCTTGAAGGTTTTACGAGTGATCTTCGGTTGCCTTAGTCGCGAGGTAGAATCTCAATTCACCCAAATCGGCGACATTATATTTCAAAATCAAAAAACGATTCGCTTCTTCTTGAAGGAGTTGTACAGATGCACACATACTCGTGGCTTTTGTAAATATATTCAGATACTTCAATGAATAGAGTCCAGAAATAGTCGGACTCTCTTCATTGCAATCGATCTCGGTTTCTTGGTTTGCGAAGTCACCTTCGCAACGAAGTTTAAGTTTGGTCCCATCACGGGTGATTTCTATTTCACTCCCAATGTTTGCCATGTCTCGACAAAGACGTTGCAAGTCCATGGACGGTAAAGTTGTGACGGTTGTCATTTGAATGTCCGGGACTTCAATTTGACTTTCGTTGATATCGAGAAGTTTCAATTCGAAACTTGTACTCGTTTTCTTTGCTTCGCTCACGATTTCAATATTCATAAATTCCTTCGAATCGACAGTAATTTTCAAAACGTCGTTGTTTGTGATGGATTTCAAAAGTTTGAATGTATTTGAAATATTTATACCCGCGATGACTTCGTGTTCGCACACGTATTCTTCAAAGTTTTCAGCTGGTAAAAACATATCGACGAGAGACGTTCTCGCTGTGTCGAGTGTGACGATATACATCCCACTCGGCTTAAAGTATATATTCAGGTCATTGAGTACATCCTTCAAAACTTCAAATGTAGATTTAAACGCCGAAGCTTGGATCGTTACCAATCTCATGTCTGTAGATTTATTTACTCACTTCTTTATGTTATTATACGCATCCGATACACTCATCGTTATTCGATCTTCAAGATCCTTTGTCATCGCCGGCTGTAACGAACGTCCGTAACTATCCAAATTAAAAATATCGCCATCGTCGTCGTCACCGTCTAAAGAAGATACAGCACACGCTGACCCGAACCCACAACCACCAAAATCATTCGACGGGAGTAGGGATTCCAACCACGCTTTAATTTCATTCCCAACCAGTATCTTACCGTTTTGAGTGAGAAGTGTTGGTACGCGCGTTATGGAGTTGCCGTATTTCGGTGGTATGCCCTGGGTGTTTACATTATGAAATTTTACCATTTGTTTGAAATTTTTATTCTTTTGAATATAATCAATAATGTCTAAGCTATGCGCACACCTTGGACTATAAATCAGTAGTGACATTTATATGTACTGGTTTATTTTCTCAATTTAAATTAACGCATGATGAATGGACTACCCATCGCCCTACTTTTGATCGTCGTCCTTCTTTTGACGGTCAGACGCGAATCTTACAGTGAAGTTTTTGGTTTCTCAGGATGGAGCAAACCCAATGAAGGTATCATCCTCGATGACCCAGTCGAAGACATCTCTAAATATCGTATGGTCGAGACTAAGATTGACAACGACACAATTCAACGCATCGTCCTCGCGACAAACGCCGCGATCAAGACGAAGACCGGTATATGTAATTACATTATTGAAACGACATCCATTAAGAAGTTCGTGGAGCGAAGTGGACCGAAGGAATTTTACCGCGCGATGTTTATGGCTGTGAAGAATAATGGATTTGCATTTGGTTTCGCTGTGACTGTGGATGTCGAAGTTGTCGGGGACGTCGTGAAAGTTAAGTCTCTGCGAACACAACCGATCGACGCTGATATCCCGAACGATATCAAGCCGTTCACCGACGGTGAAGCCGGTCAAGATTTTGTCGAATACAAGCTCGTCAAAGAGAAAGCCGTACCGACTCGAAGTGAGTTTGAATCCGCTAAAAATAAATTCCGTTAATTGTAATGATCAGCATCGATGATGTTCAAAAGATCGAGAACACACGAAAACAAATAAAGAAGGAAATATATACTAAAATCTTCGAACAGTTTTCAAGAAAGATTAAACAGACGGCCGAGTTTGGTCAGAAGCAGGTTTTTCTCAGGGTTCCGAGTATTGTCATGGGATATCCGTCATTCGATCGAACGATCGCCGCGAGATACCTTAAGCGACAGTTGGATAACGGTGGATTCGTCACGCAGTTAGTATCTGAAATCGATATATATGTCACGTGGGACATAAAAGTAAGCAGGGAACAAAAAACTCACGAAGAAGACCCGGACATTGAATTTCCAAGCTTTGTCAATCTCAGAAAGATTGCAAATGAATACAGGAAATAGTGCGTGGTAATCTTCTTATTTAAAAAACCACTTAATCATAAATGGACAATTTAAACGTACTCGTCGAGGCTAAAAAGGAGTACCTCGGACAATTGTGTCATCTCATGACCCCAGTTATGATTCAGGTGTTTCAGGACATGTATGATGAAGCTACGAAGCTTTCCAAGGGACGAAAGGTGCTCATCATGTATCAAAAACTTCTCAAGGAAGTTCCGAATTGGTCGAACGCCATGTCGAAATCGCACTCGGACAACATCACGGAACGTTGTTCGTGGTTTAGTGATTTATTAGCCGCTGTTTTTGTCGCGTGCACGAAGATTCTTTCAGCGGTGCGTCTCAATTCGGTAAACAAGAAGATCAGTCTCAAACTTCCTACAAACGAAGTATTCATCCAGACCGTATACAATAACGCCGCGAAAAATGTGTACAAGGATCCGTATGTGTATCACGAAGAACAATCGGAATACGCGCGCGACGAACAGTTAACGATTCGATTTTGTGCGTGCATCGAAGAATCCATCAAGGAACTCATTCCCGTACAACAAATTCTCCAGACGTACATGTCTCAAGAAAGTAAGGATATCGACATCGGTGATACAGAAGAACCAGAGGATCCGGACGTTTTTGAAGGTGACGACATGGAACAACAACCCGAACTCGGTGATGAGCCCATGACGGAACCGCGTCCAATGGACGAAGAACTTCCACCGATGGAAGCGGATAACGAAGACATCGCACCGGTCGAGGAATTGGCTCGGCCTATGGGGTCTCCGCTTGATAATGAATTCAAAACGATAAATACAGTCGAAGCTCCTCATCCGGTCGCCCCCGTGGACGCGAGAGATGAAGACGTGTTTTTTGGTGATGCACCAGAGCGCAGAACAAAAAAAGTTGGCTATAATTAAATGGAACTCTCCGACTATCTCCGAGACCCCATGTGGGCGGCACTCATAAGTGGAATTATCACCGCAATTTATATTCACGCGAAGGCCCAACTCAACAACGAAGGTAAGCTTCAGCTCAGCGCGTACTCGAAGCCGGCGGCGCTCAACGCGATACTCGTTTATTTCATCGTTTCGAATGGTATCGGACAACGTGAGTCGATTTCCACGGAACCTTTTTAGACTTAAAGATTTTGAGGGTATACTAATAAAATGGCGTCGGTTTCTGCTTTTAACGATATGATGACTCAATTTCTTGTGGAATTGCACAAGACTTTCCCACAGGAGAAAGGCATTAAAAAGTTCATGACTCAATTCGAGCTCTTGAAGGATACGAATCCGCGAATGGCGGTCGACACGTTCATGGGGGGAATTACTCCCTACGCCGATAAGATTTCCCAAAAGGATGAATCCTTCGTGCTCGAAGATCTCGATAAGATTGATTACTTATCTGAATTGAATTTCAAGGATAATTGGAATTCGTCACTTTCGACGAATACGAAGGACGCTATCTGGCAATACATTCAAACCTTATATATGCTTGGTACCACGATTACAGCCATCCCTTCAGAGACGCTGGCGATGATTGAAAACATCGCGAAGGACTGTGCCGATAAGATGGGTGATGATGGTAATGGTATCGACGAGGCCGCGCTTATGAAGACGATGAACAGTATGTTTGGTAACCTTATGAAAAAATAACCTCACTCTATATAAATGAAGGCTTGGTTTGACGACCCGAAACAGCTGATCAAAGTGGATCGAGTTCTCCAATTCTGGCCCACTAACAAACAATCACCAGAGGAACGCGTAAATGCCGCATCGCGGTTCGTGATTTACGCGACATGTTTTCTTTATTTGATTCGTCGTGACATTCGTATCTTCGTGCTCGGAGCGACGGTTCTCGGTGTTCTTTATGTAATGTACAAGGCTAAGATGATTAAGGAAACGTACGGGCGATCGACGTTTGGTGGAAGCTCGTGCCAGATGCCATCCATAGATAACCCCATGGCGAACGTTTTGTTGACGGATATCACAGATAACCCCAATAGACCCCCGGCGTGTGACTACTCGTCGGTTCGTCCCATCGTTCGAAGTTTCGTCGATGACCGCATTCCTTATGATGCGGGGCGTTCGAGATCTCCGTTACCCGCGCAGCAACGAAGTGCGGCGTCTCGACAATTTATTAGTGGCCCGGTGACGTCGATCCCAGGTGACCAAACGGCATTCGCTGAATGGTGCTATGGTGACAAGAATCGGTCGATGTGTAGAAGTGATGTGGGTGCATGTAGCCCAAATGCGAGAGGAGCTCAGCTCGGCCCTTTCTCGGGATTAGATTTCAGCGGAGACAGACGATAAATATTCTTATCTAATAGTAAATGGCATATCAGCTCCAACCTGGCTTGTCGCTCGTTGAAAATCCTGCAATCCCGACAAATCGCGCGACGGATGACGTTTTCGTATACCCTCAACCGAGTACGTTGAACCTTGGTTCGAGACCGCAGACCATGCTTTATGGTACGGCGCCGTACATGGCTGGTAAGGGATCTCCAGCGCAGTACATTGACACGAGTGATGAGCTCAGACCGCAGTCGACTTCGCAATTTAACAAGTTTTTGGTGAAGACGCACGAACGTAATTTCTTTCCTCTTCAAAATATTGAATGTAAATTGCCACTTCAGTCGACAACGTATGAACCAGCCAGTACACGCGCCGACCTTCAGAATGGCTTGTTTAACCAGAGATATCATAATAAAAATATTAGCAAGAAGTAAGAATGGCTGATCCCATCTCAGTTTTGGCGGTAGCTGGCTTGGTGTACGTGGGTCGAACACTCAGTAAAGATACTGAACCCCAACAATTGGGGCCTCGACTCGTCACCGAACCACAAGAACCATTATTGTCTGATCAAATTCCACAATTTAGAGAAACACGTTTCGATAATCCGATGCCAGTGACATCTAAGAACGAAACACAATCTTTTGCAGTCATCGCCCCGCAGCAGCGAAGTGGTGGACAAGAGGTTTTGAACATGCGAAATCGTATGTATGATCAAGGGCGCATGAACAATTTATCACCCATCGAGAAGCAAATGGTTGGTCCAGGTGTCGGTGTCGGTCCGAACGTGCCGGCGTACGGTGGTTATCAACAACTACTTCGTATCAACCCGGTCAATGTTGGTGAGTATCGTCTCACAACACTCCCAGGTCGATCGGGTCCGGCTCAAGATATCAGTGGTGGTCGCCATGGTCTCATCGGTAAAGTCACGCACAACATGCCTGAAAAGACTGCTTTCCTTCCAGAAAGACGTCCGGAAATGCCGGGGCGTGCACAGGGTATGGGTGGACGTTTGGTTCGTCAGGAACACGAACGCACCAAGCGAACGACCAATCGTTCGGAAACTGGTTTGCGCACCGACGGCCTCGAAAACGCACCCGCGAAGCGATTCATACCCTTGGGTACGATGGCTCAAGACCCCACGCGTAACAAGTTTGATGCGAATGAATTCCAGTACAACTACAACAATCAACCCGTACCGAATATTAACAGTTTCCACGGTGGATACACGAATGCCCCGGGTAACAGAATCGCGGAAGAACGTGGTAATAAGGGTTACACCACAGAGCAGCTCCAGGAGTATGGATTCAGAGCGGACGATCGTCGTGGGAAGGCGAACAGACCCGGAAACGCGGGGCGCATGAATGTCAGAGAGACAGCCATCAAACAAAGTGGCCTTCTCTCGAGTGTTCGTTCGGACACGACCAGAATTGATGGTCGTATGAATGCCGCCAACGGTGCTTGGACTCAACAATACACCAACGATAAGTATTACAATTTCAACGCGTACAAGGGTAACGCGAACCCGAATGCCAGGTGCAATGAACTCGATGTCGCGAAGAACCAACTCGCAAACAATCCATTATCCCAACGCTTCTATTAATTCGTTTTAGAATACCAGAGTAAAACACTCATTAAAATATTGTACCTATATTTTAATGAAGGTCCACAGCCTCGACATAGATAGCAGTGAAAGAGATGCTACTTTATACCCGTCTTCGTCAAATTACGTCGTGAGTTTAAATAACCCAATCTATAACGTTTCCAAGATCTCACTCGTGTCCGCAAAAATTCCAAACACACAATTACTTATTCACGAAGCGAATAAGAGCTTCAGTGTCAACGGAACACTCGTCACACTCGACGAAACCAATTATTCTAACGCACACGATCTCGCGACGGATTTGTTAAATGAACTCGCGCCACCCGTATCGAATGTGACGTCCGTTGTATACGACGATGATACGAATGCAATCACATTTTCAAACGTCGGAAACTCGAACGCATTTTCATTTGATTTCAGAACGGGTGTGTATGGATACACGAGCAATACATCTGTAAAGACAACACCTCACCAAGTCATAGGACTTTCGTCTCTTGATTATGTATCGTCGAATGGACGAATCACGACTGGAGCTGTCAATCTCAGTGGTCCGACATCCATCATCGTTCGTTTAAGTTCGGGTTCGGACGAATTTAGTAAGACTGTATTTTCGGATACACCGTTTTACACCGGTCGCATTCTTACGAAAAATGGGGAGATTGTTCACAGTGGTGCGGATGATCCCATGACACACGTGTTTCATTCCGGTTCACAGAAATCTATCCGAGATCTACGCGTCGAATTTTTCTACATGAGTCACGGACGTCTCATTCCATACGATTTTAGAAACCAAGATCACGTGCTTAAGTTTGAAATTACATGTTCTACGGATAAACTCGAAAGCTTACCAAAGGTAGATAGAAAGACGGAATTGCCGCCACCAATAAGTATTCCTGAATTGGAGAATCCTTATAGATGGAAAGAGTATGCATCCATAGCTTTGATTGTTTGTGTCGGTATCATAGCACTAATGCTTACGAAACGTAAACCAAGAGTCGTACTTACGCCCGCGTAACCGCGTAGACCGGCTGGAGCGGCTTACGAACACGAGACGACATTTGCGACATGATGAGGTAGACCGTGACAGACAAAAGCGTCGTGAACAAAGCGGTCAACGTGTAGTGCATGCCACCGTTGCGCTGAACCTTGACGATTTGGTTGATCAAAAATCGGACCAAGTCCATCCACGCGAGGGCGGCCGCGAAAGAGAATCCCGCAACCACCGCGTTGAGGGATTGAGATTCGAGTTCCTGGGTGACCAAGGTGACAGCGTCGATCGCTTGCTTCATTATATTATAGTATACTTCTAGAAATTATTCCGGAAGTAGATCTTCCTCGAGTGCGATTTTTTTGAAATTTGTTTTTTTGTATCCTTTCGTCCTGGAAGTTTCATCGTCACTATCGCTATCGGATTCGGAATCGGAGTCAGAGGCACTATCATCGTCATTCTCAATAATTTTGAATTCATTCGTGGTCCATCCCTCCACAGTGCTCATTACTATTAATAGCATTTTTTAACAGCTCCTCGATCGGACTCTGTGGTTGCCACGAATCCCACGAGTCGTATGCCTCGTTGATGGCCATGAATGCGGGGTCGTCTCCTGAATATCGTACGAACTCGACACTGTCATCGTCGATGACCATGAGATCGTCTTCGTCTTCGTCTTCGTCTTCGTCCTCGTCGTTATATATTTCCGGAAAGTGGCTACCGATTTGGAGTCCAACCGTGCGCATTGCGCAATACTTCGCGGCGTACTCAAAGTCTCTACTGAGTACGGCATCTCGACCACACGCTTTCGCGTATTCACATGAAAGCATGATGGCTTTTTCCACGACGGGAGTCACGATATCTATGAGAGTTTTCAAATGACTTTCATACATATGATCACTCCCCGTATCTGTGATATCGAAACCAGTCTTCATTTATTAGTTGTCACCAAAAATAGTTTGTGCGATTCCATCCATAATCCTGAGCACGTTATAACTTAGGGCGTATACACGTAAATCTCTGTCGTGTGTATCGTTAGGTGTAAGATTTACGTTAAGTATTTGATTCTTAACGAGTGAAAAGTTCTTTTGCCCCGTTGGATATGGTTTTTCTGGTTCAAAACCAAAGTTATAGGAATAAAAACGGCGAATGAGTGGTGTTTTCGAGTGATGTATACCGGGTTGCAAAGCTTTCAGAAACATAAACTTACCGGTTTCACCGGATATGATGCGTTCATCGTCGAGTGTTAATTCGAGTGATACCAGATTTTCATAAAAGTAAAGTCTGTTGTCCACGGCTACATAAATGTTATCATAATCAAATGGACTCACAAAGTCATTAAACTTTCTTTTGTTTTCTCTTTGAATCACAAATAATAATTCTTTGACTGGATTTACGAACGAAAGTTTTACTGTATTATTTCTCACACCCATGGGAATCTTAAATATATTCTCTTGAATTTGTGTAATCACGAAGTCGCGACGCGTGTGTTGAATCTTAAGACGTTCGGCGCTTTCAAGGAACACGAGTTCCAAATTCATACCAAATTTCTTAATTCTATTTTCAAGATACGAGCGCTTTAGATGATCATAGACGCGCACGTGTCCAGCACTCGTTCCATTACCGTCGTTTGACTTTGCACCCGCGGCGACGCGTGATCCATCACCAGATATAGCGACTGACCAACCGAGTTCGTCTCCGAGTGCCTCTGCGTCTAGATCTACACCGATCTGTTTCCACCCAGCGAGACCATATTTATAGACTCGCACGTGTCCGGCATCCAAACCGGTTCCATCGTTCGCGTTTGCACCGACGACGAGTATGTTCCCATCATCGGAAAGTGCGACAGATATACCACTCTGGTCACCCACGGCTTCACCGTCGACGTCTTGTCCTAATTGTGCCCAATCGCTCCCCGAATATTCGAACACGCGCACGTGCCCGATACCGTTGTTCTTCGGACCCCCAATCGCGAGTCGTTGTCCGTCACCCGAATAATGAATCGAAAAGCCGAATTCATCTCCAGGATTTTCACTGTTTATGTAATTTCCGAGCGCGAGCCACTGATCGAATGTAGAATTATAGTACAATGTACGAACATAACTCGTACCGTCGGGGTTATTTGCACCACCCGCGACACGTAAACCATCTCCGGAAATAGAAACACTATAACCGAGTGCGTCACCCGTCGCCTGTCCAAATTCACTGTGTTTATGATTCCAAGCACCTTCCTCGTATTTGTACACGTAAAAAACACCCTGCGACGTCGCATAACCACGCCCCCCTATCACAATCGTATTTCCATCATCCGAGAGTTGTAGTGCAGCACCAAAATTTAGGTTTTGCGTTGTTTGATGTATCGTTGGATTAATCAATTCACCACTTCCCCACGTGGTTCCATTCCATCTGAAAATTTTCACTTGGCCGTTGTTTGATATGGAGTTATAGTTATGGTCGGGAGCACCGACGGCGAGTATCATTCCGTTCGCCGAAAGCGAAACCGCCTGTCCAAAGAAGTCTTGTGCGATTGTACCGTCTATGTCGGCACCCATTTGTGTCCACGTCTGATTTACGAGCCGATAGACACGAACGTGACCTGAATCGTTCGGTACCGCATCGTTATTGGGAGCGCCTATCGCTATGATAGAGCCATCGCGCGACATGGAAACGGAAAACCCCGACTCATCCCCGACGGCTTCACCGTCGATGTCCACACCGACTTGAAGGTAATTATCGACTTCGTAACCAATACCCGCCGCCGTGTGTGATGAATATGATGTTACGTTATTTACCGAAATAATGGTATTATCTACGAGTACATCTTCTATATTTCTAAACTTTACTTCTATTTCAATTTCCTGTTTATCAATCGCACACAGAGGTATGGCGAGTTCTGGGTTTCTGTAAAAGTAAAATGGTACGTCCACGAAATACTTTTCACTCGTCGTCGCCGTCCCGAGATGGCCTATGATCGATGCATCTGCCACCCTGACAGAAGATTGTCGATTGGGATATTTACCGATAAGTTTTGACAACGCCGTTTGATTTGTTTGTGTGTAGTTGTGTTCGGAGTATATTTGTAAGTAATCACTCGGTATGCGTTGAGTGACACTTCCACCGATGATGAGATCGACGTGTTCAATCATCGCGTGCGCGATTGATTCGACGTACCCTATACCACTGCTCGAGGCGTTAGGTATGGCATCGAGTTCAATCTCGAAACTTACAGTTTTTAAGAGATCACCGATATTGATCGGTATTCTACTACGTAAAGTAGTACCAAATTCGGGAACGCCGTCAAAATCATGCTTCGTATACGTCTTTGCAAAATTTGTATGTCTGGAGAACCGCTTTGTAAAATATGTAAACTGTGGTTCAACCGTAAAAAACCTGTCCTGTGGACCGGTTGTCTCGAGCTGAAGTCTACCAGCCATTACTACTATAAAGGGTTAAAATTTTAAACCAGCTAATCCACTCTGTATGCGTAACACATTGTAATTTTTTGCGTATACACGGATAGTGTTTGTACCGTTCGTCGTTGAATCGAGTTTGATTGTAAATAGTTTATGATAAATACGGCTCATATTAACCTGACCAGTGGGATATTCAGCTTCAGGTTTTTCAGAGAAAGAGTACACACCAAATATAGGATTTACACTGGTAACCCCGAGCACTGTGGGTGAATTCGTGTGATGTATTAACGACTGTTGGTACGTGATAAATTTGTGATCCGCGTTAAACACTTGATTGTCGTTGAATTTAAGTTCAACGTTATCAATCTTTTCAAAGTTCAATGGGAGATTATTGCTCGTATAATAATCGTTCTGGGCGATGAAATACATCTCTTTGACCGGGTGTTGGAATTTGAGCATCACAGACTTTGTATTCATACCGTACGGCATCGTAAATTGTGACATTTGTAATTGGGTGATCACATATTCAAGAGGTCTCGTCAGTAAATAGTTCTTTTCATCGTCACCTATGAATACAAATTCGGTATCCATTGATATATTTTTAATAGACGCCGTCACGTTCGATGGTACTATGTTATTCTTTGTGTCGCGCACAATCTTATTCAACGGTCTAAGTTTTACACGAACTTCAACGAGTTGTTTCGTGAGTGCGCAGACGGGAATAGATAGGTTTGGGTATCTGTAAAAGAAGAATGGTAAGTCTATAAAGAATGTATAGTCTCCGCGATAACCGAGATAGTTACCGTGACTATTCAAAAAATAAAGCGACTGTGCGACGTCATCGTCGTTATTGTAAAGTTGTTGGTTGATAAAGATGTATTCCCCTGTGATACGCTCGATGGTCTGACCACCGATGAGAAGTTCGGCGTATTCAATGAGTTCAGTGCACACAGAAGGAACGTACACGAGATTGTTAATCAAATTACTTTCATCTGGGGTTGGATCACTGAGCGTTATTTTCAGTGAAATATTCTTAATCAGGTCGCCCTTATTCTTTGGGACTCGACACTCCACAATCTCACCGAAATCAATAGTACCATCAAAAGGACTTTCAATCTGTTCGAGTGCAAACTTACTATGTCGTCTGAAGAGCGTTAAGAAATACGAAAATTGTGGATCACCTGTGAGCCACTGGTCTTGGATTCCTGTGACAGCGAGTCTCACACGTCCAGACATATCTACTGTATGTGAGTAAAATTTTGCGAAATAAAACGATTCACTACAGTAGAATGAATCTTCAATTGAGGAAATTCAAACCCGAGTCAATTTCAGATGACCGGGTGTGTGTATTCATCGGTAAGCGTAACACAGGGAAGTCCACCCTGGTTAAGGATATCATGTATCACAAAAAACATTTACCAGCGGGTATAGTTCTCTCTGGTACAGAGGAAGGGAACCATTTCTATTCCGATTTTATTCCAGATTTATTCATCTATGGAGACTACGACAGAGACGCCATCGAGCGCGTCATGGCGAGACAGCGTAAACTCGTCGGTGCGGGTAGAACGGAATGTGGAGCTTTCATGCTTCTTGATGATTGCATGTACGACTCAAAGTTTCTCAAAGATACATGCATTCGCCAATGTTTCATGAACGGGCGACATTGGAAGATATTCTTCATGCTCACGATGCAATATGTCATGGACTTACCTCCCGCACTTCGCGCAAATGTTGATTATGTATTCATTCTCAGGGAAAACATCATACAAAACCGTGAAAAACTATACAAGTCATTCTTTGGTATCTTTCCGAGTTTTGATATGTTTTGTAAAGTCATGGATGCGTGTACAGAAAATTACGAGTGTCTTGTATTAGATAATACGGTTAAATCTAATAAAATACAGGATTGTGTGTTTTGGTATAAGGCGACGGTTCGTAAGAATTTTAGGGTTGGGGGTCCAAGTTTATGGCAGGCGCATAAGAAACTGTATAATCCTAAATATTTAGAACAAAGGGAGGACGATGCGAAGAAGGCTACAAAAAAGACAGCGCTCAGGGTAATTAAACGAAAATGATAAATGCGTCACTCACATGTTTCAAAAAACTCAGGGTATATAAATGTCTGACATACGAACCATGAACCTGAACGACAAAGATGATGGTATGGTTTCTCTAGATAATCCATCGACTACGTTTGTGCAAGAAAACGGTCTTGAAAAAAATATGAGTCAAAATAAAGATACAACGACCATGGATTCCACACCGATTTCCGAACTTATGGGTGGTGGGAGCGCCATGCCCGAACAGATGCCCGACATGATGGCACCGCCCATGATGAGCGCTGAACCGCGCATGCAGAGCGTGCTCGCCGCAGCTCCGCAAATGCAGCAGCCGCAACAAACGAACGAAAAGGTTGAACCAAAGAGTAAAAATATCATGAATTTGACAGACGATCAATTATTTGCGTTGATCGCCGGTGTGTGCGCCGCCGCCGCGGTGAGTCGGCCGGTCCAGGAGAAGCTTGCGAGTTCTGTGCCCAAGTTTCTGAGTGAGAATGGCTCACGGAGCGCGGTTGGGTTGGCGTCGACGGGTCTCGTCGCTGCCGTTATCTTTTACGTGATGAAAACATACGTCGTGAAGAATTAATAATTCGACACATTCATGGCGGATGCCATGGGAGCCGTATCATTTGCGGATTCCCAGCCCATTTGTGTATACAGTGTCTTATGAATACCAGAATAGTAGGTAATCAAGGCACCGATAGTAAATGTGGTCACAAATAATGCACTACCTTGTAGTGTTTTCTTTGTGTCTTTACCGTAGTTCTTCACAGTATCCTGTGACTTCTGACTCACGCGACCTATCGCGAAAGCCAGTATAAAGGAAAAGATTGACGCGATCATCATGAACTTTTGGTCCACCGCGAGTTGGGGGATGTTTCCAACGATCATGCGAAGGATGTTCGGCATGACGATCGTCATCAATGCAATTCTGGCGTTGTAATTTTCAATGAAAAGTGGAAGTTGTGTCACGAGCATAACACCGATCCACAAACCAATCGCTTTCGCAACCAGGGACGGCGGGGTCTTCATATGAATATAGTCAAGATTATTTATCCTGAATGTACTGCCCGCAAAACTTGGTCTTCGATGATATCTTTTCATATATTCCGATGTCTATACATATCTGTCGAAGCTCGACGAAGTTATTCCAGAAATCGTCGGAGTGTGAATATTCACGCACGGTCGTGTGTGCGAGTTCGTGAATGAGTACGTGAAATATCTGATTCGCGGTTTGTCCGTCTATGCACAAGCCGATATCGACACCTTTGTTGGTATTATAACCGATCGGTCCGCGTGTTTTAAACATTGCGGTGATTGGGACGCAGCGCGTCAAGACCTTGAATTTTTCATTACCCGTGTTTTCGAGGTGTTCGCGTAACCGCCTGTATTTTTCTTTAACCTCTAAAAGCCTCTTCGGCTGACGCGTCATCACAAAGAGAATGAAGTTAACAATGATGAGTAAAAGCCACGCTATCATTTCTTATATACAAAGATAAATTTACTATAGAGTTCGGAAATTCGATTTCCACGAAGACCCTCCCACGTTTCTAACGTGAAACCCATGTCTTCCAAATGTGTAATCAAGAGGTCTTTGAACGCCACTGGCTCTGATCGCGGACCTTCTGCATAAAATGGCGTGTCTACGAGATGTACGAATAATTTTTCACCGAATCCACCGTTAGGTGGGTGTCTCATTTTAAAGAAGTTTCCAATGTCATCGGTAAAAGGTGTGTTGAATATGATTTTCTCTGAATCTGGAATGATACCCACGAGTCGCCCACCGGGTTTCATGCGCCGTTTTATTTCCCTCAATGAATCGAAGAATAAATCGCGCGTCTGAAATATATAATGTAAAGAAAAATTATAACATATGAGATCGAAACACCGTCGTGGACAGTCTGCGATATCACCGTTATAAAAATTAACACGCATCTTCATATTCTTTGCGCGTGTCTTTGCCTCTTCGAGTGCTGATGGTTCTGGATCGCACATATTTATGTTTGCACCACACGCTCTCCATTTCTGAAGATCACCACCAAAACCACACCCAACGTCGAGGATTTGATATCCTTCTTTAGTGACCGACTGAATCAAATCACGCTTCGCATCATTGTGCGTCCGTCGAAGGTCTTCCATTTATCTATAATGTTTTCAGTCTTTTAAACGACTTAGTTACTCAAAAGGCTTAAAGTTTATTACCGTATCAAGACTATAATGGCTTCTCTTGAACAAGATTACACGACGGTTCCCGGACAGCTCTATGCGTGCCTGTCCGTTGTTGGTCCGGAATGTCCGCAAAAAAATGATAAATTCGGCATTAAAATCCGCGGTGCATTCTCGACCCGTGATGAGGCGTCTAACCATGCAAAGCGCTTGCAAAAGGAAGACCCAACGTTTGATATTTACGTTGTTGACATGTACAAGTGGTTGCTCATCCCCCCGGACAGAGAAGCGATCGGCGACGTGCATTACCAAAACGAAAAGCTCGAAGAGATCATGCAAGGATATAAGGAAAACCAAATCCAGGCAGCGAGACTATTCGAAGAGCGTAAGAAGGATATGATGGAAGTGAGATCGGACGGGGTGTACATCAAGCCTGGTGATGAAAACTCGAAATTCTACACGAAACCCGATGAGGCGCCGGTCAGTCACCCGGCCGAAGTGTTGGAACGACTTCAAAAGGAAAAGCCGGACGCTCCGATCGAGGAATTGGTCAAGGAGGCGGATGCGATCGTCGCGGCTGAAATTGAAGAACGAAGAAAGCGTGCCGAGGCTGAGGCCGACGCCCAGTCATCGACGGATGCGGTCATCGAAGAAAAGGCGGAAGAATCTGGGGAAGAAGTGACGTCTGCGTAAAAAAAAGTATGAGCTTATGGTAATATGCTCAGCGTCATTCTTAATATTATTACATTGACGATCGTCGCGGTGCTATTTATTTTGTTTTTTTCCTTATACAAGAAGAGAAAAAACAAAAGTGATACTGCCTATGAATTAGGCTTAGAATTACTTAAGGATCCACTCGTCGTGAGCCGTGCATATTTCACGGAGCCGGCGACTGGGGATATCGGTGAATTTGAACCCTTTCCAACCTCAGGATGGTCTCAGGATGACTGGTTGCATGGTTTTACCCATAAAAAAGCCTAAAATGAAGGCTACAAATATAATAATATAGGCCGTCTTATCGATGGATGAAAACAAATCAGGCTTGTTTGCATCGATCGGTTGCCAATGTTGATGCGTGCCCGGAAACATTGGTGGGGGTGGAGGAGGTGCGTACGATTGTTGCTGCTGTTGCTGTTCATAGAAATCGTCCCTATCATCGTAGTCTTTATTTAACGATTCAATTTCAGACTTGTAATCAATGGGATTTCCTATATCCGTCTCCATTTGTTATACAAAACATCTTTTTTTTAAGCTAAATTTCCTCATCTGATTCAGATTCGTCGACGACGAAATCCTTCAAGTTGCCATTCTCGTCCATCTCCTCATCATCATCGTCAAAATCAGATTCATCGTCAGATGTGTATTCCTCCTCGGTGTCTATATCGCTATCGAAATCGGAATCGTGTTCATCTTCTTTATAGTCATCAACGACGACTTCTTCGGTCGGTTTGAACAATTCCGGCTTCTTCACACGACGTCCTGAACGAGTAGTAGTGGGCATTTATGTTCTAATTGATCCTATTGTTTAAGTATTTTGGATAAAGAACAACACCCTTATTGATTGCAATATTCATGAGTCGGTTTTCGAATGTATATCCAATTTTCTTTGAAAGTTCGTGAATTGGCTCCTGTATATCGTAATCTCCCGATTCGGCGTATAGAGCCACGTCTTCGAGACGATCGAGTGATTCGAGCATGTATTTTTGTGCTGCGTGCACGTCGACATACATATATCTCTGCGCCAAGTTGAATTTGGATATAAATTCCACGAAAACACGTGGATTCACACCCGAATACGCGTGGGCTTCGCGTTTGAGATCCATGAAAGGATCTTCTTCTGGCTCTTCTTTAAAAGCGAGCTTAGATGCGAGGACTATACCAACACCGAGCAGTATGAATGCCATATCTGTAATTACAATCTATTTTTATTCGGGTATAATACATTCGAAGATTTAGTGTTTAGAGCGTACACACGTCCTTTTTTTCGACACACTTGACAATCCTGAAATATTTTACCCTTTTCGATTCTAAATGATGTATATTTTTCATGGTCGACTTTTGCAATTTCACAATAGTTTGACGTCGTCGATACTATGTACTTTTGACCCTCCTTGGAAATCTTGATCACTGTGATATCTTGTCGTTTCGGTATACATCCCTGAATATACTTTTCCACGTGTTCACGAGCATCTTTGTAGTTTATATCGGACTTTTCCTTCTTACCGTCTACTTTTATGGTCGGACACTGTTTCAACGTTTCCTTTTCTGGATACAATCGTTCAATAATCTGGGGTGTGAGTGTATGTCTACGACCACAAAAATCTTTACAAAATCCATCGCGCCTGTCTCTGATCGTCTCACATCTACAAAAACACTTTTGTGTGATCTTGTCACCGCTTATGTAAAACCACACGTGATTAGAGCCATGTGGTCTTTTTAAGTTTTCACAATACTTTGATGTCGTGGATGCGAGATATTGGTTTTTAAATTTGAAGAGTTTCGTGATTCGTGCATCCCCTTGTCCTTCGAGATGCGTTCGTATAAAATCTTCGACGAATGTTCGTACCTCTTCATCGTGAAGTTCGTCTTTGGTCTGTATATCGGTGAACGCACCTTCCTTGACGGAACGCGACGGACTCTCGACGTGTACGAAATCTTGATTTTCTGTTCGAACAGCCGCCATGGCTAATATATCTTTGTCCGGCGCCTGATCTATTCTCAAAAGTGTACTCAGTGGCCCGGTTTTGTATACGAATACGGGTAGGTACGCAACTTGAGTGACTTTTCCACTGTTATGACATCCGTCGCATCCCTTTCCACCACACGCGTCATGTTTTCCTTTCTTATGCGACCACGGCATCCTAAAACCACTACCCTTCGATCGGCGCTGTATATCACCGTAGACGGACGAATCTATGATTTCATTCCAATCTATAGACTTCTTCGCGGCATACAAAGCGACGAGAATGTGTTCTCGCAGTGCCACGGCGGAATCTTGATTTACCACAAACCCCGGCCAATTTAGATGAACACCCGTTTTCGTGAGACTCCCCGCCTTCTTTGGTGGGGATACCGAAATGAGACACTCTTTCCCACCGTGACGCTTCACCTTGTCACATATGACTTTACAGATATCTTGAATTTCTTCGAGACTGAGTGCCTCGGTATTTTTGTAATCTATATCCACGAAAAAATTGTACGTGGGTGTTTTTTGTTCGACGACAAAGACGTGTTCACCTTGTCTAACACTCTCTATATATTTCGTGTAAAACTCATCCAATTTATCAAATGGCACCGAGAGGACCCCACCGTCCATGAGCACATGTGATAACTTGTTTCCGTGAGCGAAACCCTGTTGGGAACACCATCGTTTAAACATACTTACATTGCATACGCGTTTATTTTTTAATACCTACTCACAGATGTCATGAATGATAGGTCTGGTAATTCAACACTCGATGCGAGTTCTTGTTTTAGGACCAAGAGCTCGTATACCTTGAGATCCTTGATTTCTTCAATCTTTTCATCCGCTTGTTCGATCGTGAGGGCTCTGTTATCGATGAACAGGTCTTTAATTTGCCTGAGAATGTACGCTTTCGACTTCATCACTACTTAATAGAGAATGTTTTTCTATTCAATCCTGACACGCATGCGTAAAACTCTGGATTTTTTATGACGTTGTCTATAATTCTATTCCAACGTTTACGATTGTTAAATTCTTCGAGTGTATCGAAACTCATGTAGTCATTTTCGTCGTACGTCTTCTTTATGGGTTGTTTATTTTGCTTTTTTAACTGTGTCTTCATCTTTTCTTCGTAAAATCTCTTTACGAGCGAATGCTGTTCGTTTCTTTTATAGTCGACAAAGAATACATATACGTTATATATGAGGTCGATCGTCGGACTTTCTTTAACTGTAAATTTAAATTCGGTATATTCACCCTTTTTGAGTGATACTATACCCCTCGTCTCTTCTTCAAGTTCGCGAAGAGCACAACGTAATGGATTAAATATTTCTCGTCGTCTACACCCGCCTGTGACAAATATCCACTCCTTAAATCGACGATCTCTCACCGTCAAAAACCTCGGCTTTCCTTCCGCAAACGTTACTGGAATCGCAATCGCTTTGTATTTTTTCATTGCTCATTAGCAAGTTACAATTAATGGATATGTTTATTTCGCCGACAAATCGCCCGAATCCCCCGATTTTTCTTCGACTTTAACCTCTTCTTCCCCCTCTCCTTCTCCGTCCTCGTCCTCGTCCTCGTAATAAGACAATCCACTCACGTACTGTGCAATTTGACCAGATTGAATCTTCACATCCGTGATTTCTTGTTTCGCATTCCTGACTTCTCTGTAAAGATACAGACTTCCCAAAACACACACGATAACCGCGGCGATTAGCATGGTTTCACGATCGTATGAAAACATTATTGTATTAAAATGATGCTGTAGTTTTTTAAGCACCTATAATCGCACCCATTTTCACACGGTTTGCCGCACTACATTCATACGCCGCTTCTCCGAATTGCACGGCATTATAGTGTGCATCTTCGCAATGTTTTCCGGTTTCTATTGTCGTCGGTACTTGCTTAGAATCCACCAATTTTTCCAGTGTCCTGGATTTTGGATCGTAAGTGAGCACAAAAACGATGGCTAATAAGACTATAACAGTCCAAAACATATTATACTAATACCCGTGATTTAATTCGAGTACATGAGACCACCCATACCATTTTCAATGCGGAGCACGTTGTAGTTGACCGCGTAAATCTTATCCAAGGAGTTATTCTCCGTGCTGACGATTCTCGCCGAGTCGAGGCGCGAGAAGTTGAGCGAACCTGTGGGTTGAAGCTTCGATGTTTCGAGGCAGAAGGGGTAAATGAAAAGAGACGACGTCTTGTTACCGGTGGAAAACGGCACGTGGTAGTAGGAAGACACAGCCGAGAAGTTGGGGGACGCAAATTTGAAGTCGGTGACATCGGTACCGTTAATTTGGAGCTTCACCTTGTTCGTGGCGGTCATGAGACCACCGGTTTGGGTGTTACTCGCGAGGAATTTGATCGGGTGATTGAAGTTGAGTTCTTGAATCTTGCCCTGGGAGGCGACCGCATTTTGGACCTGTGTGATCAAGAGGTTTTGCGGCTTGCTGGCAAAGACCGTGCGTTCATCGGTATCCAAATACACGTAGTTCGTGTAACACTCCCACTTGTGGATCGCGGCACTCGGACCCCACGTGATTCGCAATTCAACATCGTGATATTGGAGAGAGATCAACGGAAGCGCGGATTGCCAGTTTTCGCAGAAAAAGAAGCGAAGCGGGTAAAACTGTTCGCTAGCACCACCTCTGTACAAACCACCCGCGACGGATCGAGATTGATTAGTCGCGAGAAGTTCCGGTGCGATGTGCGTTGTGAAGGTCGAATCTTGTTCATCGATCACTTGACCACCGATCAAGAGTTCGACCTTGGAAATAGCGGTGGTCCAGTCAGCGACCGTGTTCGCTTGTGTGCCGTCACCCTTGATCGGCATGAAGTAGACGTAGTTGAGGAGATCACCTTTGCGTTCGAAACGAACGGTAGACATACCGTTGTTAGACACGTTACCCTGGATGACTTGACGTTCAGTCGTTTGAGAGAAATTCGTGTGACGACGGTAATTAGAGCGGAAGAAGGACACTTCGGGTTGGCCAACAAGATGCGCATCTTGGGCACCCACAGCCACGAGCTGAGCAATTCCACCAGACATTTTATATTATATTAGCATTTTATTTTTTTAAGCTCCGACTCTAGATGCTCTATCTTCTGTATGGCTTTCTGAAGTGCACCATACATCGTCGCGTATATTTGATCTGGATTTAAGAATTTAAGATCTTGAATGCCATATTTTTCATCGATGATTTCGATTGATTTTGGCATGACTTCTTCGACTTCCTGAGCAATCCACCCGAGTACGTTTTTATCTTTTTGATTTTCACTAAATTCAGCGATATCATCTTTCCATTTGAAACGTCTGAGTGGTATGTGTTGTATGGTGTCATAACACTGATCGAGATCGGCATTTATTATATTTTCTTTGAGACGACGGTCTGAAGTCGATGACCAACTTCCACCACCGGTTTTTGCCGCAGTTCCAATCACCTCGAGATCAAAGGTAGGAGACGACGTTTTAATACCGACACGTCCACTCGTGACGAGGGAATTTGTGATATTCGTAAGTTGTATGGTCGTTGAGGCTGTATTTCCTATAGTCGTGACCTGTTGAAGTGTGTGCGCTGGGGTTATCGATACGGTTCCGAGTGTGATCTTACTCGCCAGAACGTTCCCACGGACGGTGAGTACGTTTGATCCCGTGTCTTGTATCACGACATTTGCACCGACGTCGAGTGTATGTATGGGCGCTGTGTTTGATATACCGTAATTGGACTTCACTGATCTAAAACCCACCTCGACGTTTGAGAATAGAATACTATTCGTAAAGTTACCACCGATGTTCGACAAGAAACCCGCATCCCCATAATACGCGGCAGCTGTGATCGCGGCGGGTGTTGATAAATTACCACCACTGTTGAAATTCATGGTCGTCACATCGATGAGTTCACCTTCGGGTGTGTACGCGATGATATTAGACGCCGCGGTCGCCGCACGTATCGGACGAATGAATGTCGCGTTCGCTCGTGTCGTATTGAGTGGTGTTGTTCTAGCGTTTATAACGAGCGTATCGTTGTGTTGGTTCGTTTGACCAGCCTTAAAACCAATGGCCACGGCGTTGAGACCCTGATTGATCTCACCTGAGAGATAACCAAGCGCCAAAGCTGCTTCTCGTTGTCCTTGATAACCCGCATTTGTACCGAGTGCGACGGCTGTATTATTTTGTCCAATTCGTCCTGTTCTGTAACCGACGGCGACACCGTACGCCGATTGGTCAGTTTCACCAGCACCCTCACCGATAGACACGATGAACGGTCTTTGGCGAATATTACCTTCGATTCGCGCATTGCCGTTCACGTGTAAAGTTGTATTCGGGAAGGTGGCATTTGTCCCTATACCAACGTTTCCGGTCGCGACGCTATTACCGTTTATAATCGCCGATGTCGCAGTCAAACCCGTGGTTAAAAGTTTATTTGTGGTTCCCGTACACACGTATCCATCGGAGAGTAATCTGTTTGTAGCTCCGGCTCTGTCGAAGACCAGTCCATCTGCCGATGTGTAACGCATGCGTGTATCACCGATGCGCAGTGACCCGGTCATGTGCAGTTGTTCGGATGGCGTTGTCGTGCCGATCCCCACGTATCCACTATTCTTGATTGTCACGGAGGGTGAATCTGATGTTCTCGAAGCTCCGGTCGCCTTTGTGTCGATCACGATTTCACCCGCGCGAAGACGGATGCGATCCTTTGTATCGTTCCCCTTGAACAATAAGAGTTCTGACGCTGTATTCGCTTGATCAAACACTCTATTTTCAATCACAGTGTTCGCGTATCCATTATCACCGAGAGTACCACCGAAGTAAATAGACTTGGGTCCAAGTCCACTGTCGTTTTGCCCCACATACACGTTACCACTCACGTTAAAATCACCGGTTTCATTGATTCTAAACTTTTCGTTGTTGTTAATTCTGAACACGTGATTGTATCCGGTCGGGACATTATATCGCAATTCATTTGGTAATTGGGACACACTGAAATTTACCGTGTCTGCACCCGCATTATATAAACGAATCTTTTCACCCGAAGAATTCTTGAAATTTACTATACCGGATGTCCCGACTTCAATACTACCATTTACCGCGAGACGGTTCGTATTCGGCTGTGTTCCGATACCGGTGTTTCCGTTTATGAATGTATCACCACCTCGCTTCACTTCAAATCGATCCGTGATTACATCCGGATCTTGACCCGAAGAATTTACATCGCGAATTATAAATCCAGCGTCATTTGCGTTATCGTGGAAATCCAGTGCAAATTTGATAGCATCCTCGGTACCTATTTGTCTTAAGTACGCCCAATCATTCACGGATCCACCGTGGCCGAACGATATGTACGTATTTGAATAATTAGTCGGATTCACACCCGATATATTAACCAATGCATCACTCGCGTCAATGTGCATGTGACCACGGACACGCGCATCACCGACGAGATCGAGTTCATACCCGGTCGTTGGTTGTGTCGTACCTATACCTAATTGACCGGCGGCTGTCATGACCATGAGTGGTACCGCACCGTTAAGACTTAATTCCGCGTCGGAGTGAGACCCACCTCTGTACCACGCAAAATTACCCGGAGTTCTGAAATATTGTGTGTTCGTTTGCACACCTATACCGTAGCCCGGATTATAGAAACTAATCTTCTGACGAGTCGTCGCCGGAAATGTAATATCCGTGGCGACTTTCATGTCACCACCGACATCCAAATTGGCTGTTGGTTGCGTGACACCGATACCGACGTAGTTTGTAGTGTTCTTGTTGAGAACTGTTAAAGCTGGAATTCCGTTCACATTTTCATTAGAACCGACGATGAGTTGTAAAGCGCCTCGATCTTTGTTTGGACTTCCAATGATTTCTTCGTGGCAAAATGATCGAATTTTGGCGTATGCGTATTCTCGATTCTTGTAATTGGGTGTGAGTGTCATTTCAACATTATTCAATTCGGGTTGTGTACTCGCGTACGCGCGTTTAATTTTTAACGCGCGCGTGAGGCTACCCTGCGTCGACGGTCCGGATACGATGATGAGTTTTGAATCTACGTCTGTCGTCCCTATACCGACGTTCGAAGTTGTCAGGTTAATCGACATGATGTTTGATTCGTTACCGTCAGTAAACGCGTTCCCGAAATACATGAATTCGCTATTCACTTGGATGAATGCATTTTGGTTATTATTTGTATCTATAAATCTAAAGGTTGGATGTTCATCTTGAATTCGGATATCACCGTTCACGTGCAATTGACTCTCCGGGGATGATGTATTAATACCAACTTTAGCATTTTGATCTATCACCATGGACACACTCCCATTTTGACCGGCATTAAACTTGGAAGTATTGTGTGAACCACCCTTGAACCACGCAAAACTCGACGGTGAGCGGTAGTATTGTGCATCCGTTTGCATACCAATGCCATACGTGTTCGAGTATATGTCAATAGTTTGTCTCGCGGCAGACCCAAATGTGACCCGTCCATTCACAAACACATTTCCGTCAACGTCGAGTCGTTCCTGAGGAACGAGTGTCCCCACACCAACATTACCATTCTTCGGAAGTAAAAGAAGATTCACGTTATCCGTATTGAAATTGTTAGAACCCTGAATAAATATGGACCCGTTCGAACCGACGGTTTGATCGACACCCATCCGCCCCGAAAGACCTCCGTCTTCGCTCGTGATATGAAATTGCGAATATTCAACATACGACGGATCCCCGTTCACTGCGACACCCTTGTTCCCATTAACACCCATACGACCGGTCGCGGTGATGACATTACTCGTAATGAGATTGGCGAGTGTTTGACCATATGCATGAATCACCGGTTGGTAATGATTACTTGGATTTACTATGAATTCCTTTTCTTCAAATAATTCGGGGATCGGTCTGTTAAAGTATTCGGTCGCGTTTTCATCCTTAATTATGATGGCGCACCCAGTTAGGTCACCCTTAAGAACACCCTGAACGTTGTATATTTTAATGAAACCCGGTGGGACTTGTGAAACGACGTCAAACTCTAAGAAATCATCAGCCGTGCCCGCGGTTTGAGCGATTGTCGTGAGGTTGTTATCGTACGCGTTAGAGACCGCTTGATATCCCGGATCCCCGGGTAAGTTACTCTGTCTCGACGCCGTGATGGGCATAGAACGACCACCAATATCATAAATATCAATCTCGCGGATATGAATGGGTGTTGGTTGGTTATCGGATCGATCTAATCGAATGGTCCACGTATGCACGTCGTTGTGAACGTCGAGACGCGCGTGTGGTGTATCTATACCGACACCAACATTTGACGTAGTCGCGATAGATGTCGTCACGTTCGAAAATTTCATCGAACGCGTCGTGACGTTTCCGGACGGTGAATCACTGATTTGTTGAAGTGTAATATTGGAGAGTGTACTCGCGTCTCCAAAATAGTAGTCGCTCGTAAGATTACCATACACGTGAACATTGATGACATTCGAAGTGTCCGGATTTATATCATTTTCTATGAGACTGCTTCTCGTAAACGCGATCGCCAATTCTTCTGTACCGGTTTGTGGCGTTCTATAAATGATACCTACATTTGACAGGGTGCCACCCCGTTTATATATAGCACCCAAATCATACCCAAGTGTACCAGTGTTATTATTACCGAAAAGAGATATCGGTTCTTCGACGACTAGAATATTCGCATAGATGAGTTTACTCTCACCGAGCACGGTAATATTGCCTGTGAGTGTCGTATTTCCACTCACCGCGAGGTTACCGCGGACTGTAAGAATATTAGACCCGACATCGTCGACTGATAGGTTGGATCCCACGTCTAGTGTGTGTATTGGTAAAGTGTTTGCTATACCCACATTCGAGGTTGTAACAAACGCCGTCCCTGCATTGCTAAAAATCAATTTCGAAGGCACGAATGCGGACGTCGAAGCAATCTGATTAAAACTTACATTTGAGAGAAGACCACCGTCTCCCAAATATACCGAAGCCTCAACGAACTGGGTACCTCTCTCCTTTACCTGGTGACTCTTTGTGTTGTATGACATCACAACATTCTGAGCCACATTCGGAGTTGTCTCCTCAATCTTCCTGAGATACACATTCGTAAAAACGCCCGTGTTCCCGATGTTCGGCATTGTTACATTAAATAAGGATTATAATTTGGGATGTACCTTAACGTATTTAATTATAAATATCATAAGATACAGGTCTTATTTTTTCATGAGTTCGGCGACTCGTGCCTCGAGGCGTTCTTTGTCTTCTATGAGCTTCTGAATCGCACCGAACATCGATGCGTAAATTTGGTCGGCGTTTAAGAATTTTACATCCGTGAGACCATATTTTTCATCTACGGTGTTTACGGCTTTCGGAATGACTTCTTCGACTTCTTGAGCGATCCAACCAATCACGTTTTTATCCGTGATTCCTTCGACATCATCTCGCCATTTAAAACGCCTGAGCTTGAGATTCTTTATGGTATCGTAACACGTTTCTAGATTCGCATCTTCTATGTTCTCCTTGAGACGCGCATCGGAAGTAGACGTCCACGTACCACCGCCAGTTTTCGCGGCTGTACCATTCACTTCAAGTGTATACGACGGACTCGTTGTCGCGATTCCCACGTTCGACGCCGTCACGAGTGACGTATCTGTGTTGTTAAATTCAACCGTGTGATACGTTATGTTACTCGTCGCGGTTATTTGCTGTAATGTGTAAGCCGGTGTGATGGACACGTTTCCGAGTGTGATTTTTTGTGCGAGTACGTTCCCTTCAATGACGAGTACGTTTGAACCGGTGTCCGAAACGTACACGTTCGACCCGACGCTGAGTGTATGGGCTGGTGAAACGTTTGCAATACCAACCGATCCGGATGTAATCAAAGATAGTGATTGATTATCTATAGAAATCGTCTGACTCGTAACATTACCATTTAACGCAATTTGTTCCAAGTTCGACGCGATGTTCTCAAGGAACGACCCATCACCGATGAAACGCGTGGCGTAGACGTTACCACTCGCGTGGATAACGTTTGAACCCGTGTCCGAAAAATAAACGTTAGATGCGACACTGAGCGTGTGTCCTGGTTCGGTATTTGCGATACCTACCGGACCGAGTGTGGAGAGACTCACATCCGTATTTAACAGTGACATTGTGCGACTCGCGACATTACCATTCGTCACGATGAGTTCAAGATTTGAAGCGATGTTCTCGAGGAACGACCCATCACCGATGAAACGCGTAGCGTAGACGTTACCGATCGCGTGAATAACATTAGATCCCGTATCATCAATGTAGACGTTTGAACCGATATCCATCGTGTGTGATGCGAGTGTATTCGCGATGCCGACGTTGCCAGTCGTCACGATACTGATCGTGTTTGTAAATTCAATGGTATTCGCCGTTGTATTACCGTACTGTGTGATCTGTTGAAGTGTCACGTTACTTATACCACCACCATCACCGGATATAATGCCGTGATTTACCGTGAGGTTGTTTTGTACCAATGCATTCCCATCGATTTCAAATAACATGACGTGATTAGAATCCGTAAAATTTAATATGTGATCGTCCGTGAATGTGTTTTGTGTGTATCCAATCGTAAACTTGTGATCGAGGGCGTGATAAATGAGCGCAACATTCGCATACGTATTACCGTCTTGGTGTTCAATCATGAAACCTGTATCAAGATTGGTCGCGCTGTTGTTTGCACCGACACCGAAAATTCTGTCCCCGATGGTCACACTCGTCGAAGAAATGATCGTCGTGTTACCACTCAACGTGATGTTCCCCAAGAACTCGGCTTCCGATGCTGTGATCACGTACTTTCCATTTTCGTTGACTAACACGGGGGATTTTATGAGTGTCCCGTCGGTATCGACCATCGGCAAATATTTATTCACTGGATCGGTGAGACCGGTGATCGAGACGTTGCTTCCAATGGCGACGTTCCCAGTGGTCGTGAGACCCGTAAGGTTGATCGTGTTCGCCACCGTATTCCCAGTGTTGACTACTTGTTCGAGTGTTTGTAATTTCGTGAGAAGGTTCGCCGGAACAATCTTGTGTAGAGTGTTTTGGTTAGTACTACCATCCGTGTAGACATACGCGGGTGTTTGTGTGATGACGTTTGCGTTTGGAATCGCATTTGTACGGCCGACACCAGTCACGGACACAATACCTTGTGATACGTGTGGTTTGACCACGAGACCTATATTTTGAATGAGGTTGGGAACTCCATTTACTTCACCGTGAGGTACCAGATTAGATAGACCACCGGGTACTGTGTTACTCACGTATACTGTTTCACCTTCCTTGAAACTATCGAGAGGAACACTATCGGCGCGTCCAAATGTGACGATGAGGCCCTGTGCGTTTTGAGCCAAATCTTGATACACGATACCGAGCGCGGGCATTTTGGCTGGATCACGTGCATCCGCCTTGTCGACGATAAACGTATCGTTACCGAGTGCGCGGGTTGCGTATACGACATCACCTTTCGTTAATGCAACATTCGCCTTTGCGGATAAGAATAAATGATTCTGCTTTTGATTCACCCAATTTGATCCATCGTACACGAGCATGTCTTCATTGAGGGGTGTTGTTAACGTCACATTGTTCAATTGTCCAATATTGACTCCAACATTTGACGTAAGATCCGTCGTCAACGCCGTCGTCGGGTTGGTAAATCGAATCGTATTGGACGTCGCGTTTCCGTGGTCACTCACAACCTGAAGCGTGACATTCGCGAGATGTCCACCGTCACCGTAGTATCTAGCGGCGTGTACATTTCCAGTGACCATGATATTTGACGACGCGTACACATTCCCTATGACATTAAGTTGCTCGGAGACATCCACATTGGAGCGCGCATAGATATTCCCGGTCACATTGACTTGCTTGGACACATCCACGTTTCCGGTGATGACAGCATTCGACGACACGAATACGTTTCCGTCTACGTTAAGTTCTGAA